TCGCCATTTGCGCTTTTGTCATTTCGCTTTCGGATACGTTTTCTGTCTCCATGTCACATTCGTGTTCATCGCCTTTTTTGTAAGACTCACCGCACTCAGGACATTCGATCATACGCTCTTCATAGACCGCTTCATCGTCTTCACGATCAGCAACACGCTTCTTTTTATTTGTCTTCGCAACAAACTGATCGTCCTTTGCGACAGGATGATCTTTCTTGTCTACAACGTGTTTGTCTACAAAGTTTTGCTCATCAGGTGACTTAATCTTGTCTACCGTTTCGAGCATATCCCTAAAGCTTTTCATTTGAACGCACCTTGTCAATTAATCTTCGTCTTCTTCGTCTTCGTCTTCTTCGTCCTCATCCTCGTCTTCGTCCTCATCTTCTTCATCTTTGGACTCTTCAAGGTCAAGTTCTTCTTCGACTTCGACTTCTTCTTCTACTTCTTCTTCAACATCTTGGGCACCAAACATCTCATCGTATTTTGCTTCGATTGCGCTGCCCATTTTTTCGTCCATAACAGACTTAAATGTTGTTTCAAAAGCACCAGCATCTTTGTTATATGCTTGATTTATTAGGTCTTTAATACTCATAAGTATCTCCTTTTTTGAATCTAGTATTATTTATGCAAAATCATTATTGTCTGGTTCATCCTGATCAGTATCATCAGCCTCAGCGCCTTCCGCTTCAATTTGCTTATCAACTTCAGTAATTTCGTCTTCAGACATGAACAATACGTTTTTACGAATCCATTCTTTAGAGTAGTATTCGCCTTTATACTCATCAATATCACGTAAAATCTGTAGACGATTCTGAAGGATCTCGGCTTGCTTCAACTCTTCAAAATGATTGTCAGACATAAAGTCATATCGTAGATTTGCTTGAATGCCTGACCATTCTTCAGGTGCAATTACACCTTTTAGAATTAGTTGCTTCTCAAGGATCTTGTCGAACAAGATAGAGAAGCGGGCACGTAGTCTACGAATAAACTTACTAAACTTTACTTCGTCACGGCTAATTTCAGATGCACGACCTAATGAAAAACCTGCGTCACTCTCTAAACGAGAGATTGGAACGTTTAACGCTTTGAACAGACGCTTCTGGAAGTATTCGACATCCTCTAGTTCTCCTAGATTTTGTCCACCAGGTAGTGTAGTAATCTCTGTCCCACGACCACCTTCTCTTCTTGGTAGCCAAAAATCATCAGTCATTGACATATGACGACGGTCGTCCTTGACCTCGCCAGACGTTGCATCATAGACTAAACGGTTCTTATGTTTAGTCATCATATCACGTAGGTACTGTTCTGCCTTCATCTTAGGCAAATTACCTACGTCAATATAAAAAATTCTTCTTTCAGGCGCACGTGAAATACGATAGATAACTACCGCATCTTCCATAATACGCAACTGGTTTAAAGGCTTATAAGCCTTATGTAAATGAGATAAAACAAGTGTAGTATTCTCATTTAATAAACCTGAATTACAATTTACAATAGAGTCTCTTGCAATACGTAAGCCAGAAGCATTCGTATTGTTGAAGTCATAACCACTGCCTATACTACTAGAGTTAGTATTGTGGAAGCCTTTCTCATTGTAAATATAGTATTCGTTTTTAATTCTTTTAAAGAAACCTGCGTTTCCATTTGTAGTAGTTTTCTCTTTATCATATTCACGTATCTTACGTAGTTTACGTGGATCAACATATCGTAACTCTAAGATACCTTTCTTAGGTTGCTTTTCATCGATCATTACATGATAGTTCAGGCGACCATCAACGTACCACTTTGTAAAGATATCATAACCATGATTTGAAAAGTCTAATAGTTTAAGGCAATTATCAAACTCTTCTCTAATTCTTTTTTTGATATTATCTGGTAAATCAACATCATCTGTAACACACTCAACAGGCTTACTATCAAATGTGATGTTAATGGATTCGTTCACAATATCATCGACTGCCATCTGAACTTCTGGCTGTTGCATCATAGTACGATACTTTTGTACCAGTTCAGCTTCAGACTTAGCAGTACCTTCCAAATCAATAAAACTACTTACAGCACCACCAGCGGCGGACACATTTACTGCGCCGTCTTCATTAGTAGGCTCAACGAAAGAACGTAAGTTTTTGTTCTCCTCGTTTTTGCGTTTTATTTCAAATCCAAATAATTCCATGCTTCATCCTTTAATAAGAGAGAGGCGACATGCCCCTCTCTTTACTTATTCATTCTGGATTAAGCGTTTGTGCCAGCGTTACCTGTAGCACCACCGCTAACTTCCCACCAGTCATATTGGAATGTCACGTCAAAACGTTCAATATCGTCTGTAGTATTCCAGTCCATCGTAATGGCGGCTACAGTTGTTGGGAATAATCCATTAAATGTATATTCACGTAGTGGAACACCAGTCTTAGAGTACTGAATAATCTGTGCTTGAGACTTGTATTCAGATGCGGCCGCAGTGGCTAATTGGCGTTGATTGCCCTGATGACTGTTAATGGCAGCCATCCAATTTTCCATTGCGTTACGAATGAGAAAGTCTTCGTCATTCATAATAGTGACAGTCCACTCAGCGAATGTTCTGTCACCTGCTAGTTTAACTTTACGCCCGAAGTAAGGGATTTCAATCGTCCCTAATGTTGACTCCGGGAGTGCGGCAGCTTGAACCATGAAGGGTGTTTTAAGGTCTGCAATTCCGTTGATCGGATTAGTAATCTGAACTTGGAAAAGAGACGCTTTAGCACCCCCGAAGGTTAGCTGGCTTTTGATTTCGTTAATGTTGAAAGCCATTGTGCGTTATCTCCTCTTTCTTATATTTATGTTACTGACCAACGATCTCTGAGAATTCAACACCCGTTCTAACTGCAACAAAGTTGAGTTGGATAAAGTTGATAGCACGTGCTGGCTTGATATAGATATCACCAACGAACTGATTGCTGTCAATAATTTGTGAAGTGTTGTTTGTCTCATCGCATACAACTCTAAAGTCATAGATACCTCTACGACCTTGAACATCTCTTAAGAAAGGCTCAACTAGGTTGCGGAACTGCGCTCTTGTAAACTCATCGTTAAATTCGAATAGAGTAGACTTAGATGCAGTAGAGATTGCTTTTTCAAGGACGATAAACAGTCGGCGCACGTTAATGCGGTCGAATGCACTAGGTGTAGCTAAGAATGTTTTATCTCCAAATAGTAGCGTTCCTTGTCCAGCTTGTGTGATAACTGGATTAATGCCGTTTTTGTACAGCAAGTCACGTTCTGTTTTTGATGGATTAAGAGCGAGTTTCACAACGTTCTTAATATTACCTCTGCTATAACCAGCAGGAGAGAACCAAGGATCACGTGCATCGTCTGTTCTAGCACAAAGCCCTGCTACATCACCGTTTAACGGAATCCAACGATATACATCATTGTATTTGTCGTATTGATACTTATAACCACTGTCAACTACTGCGTAAGAAGATGCTGAAGTTCCAGCAACTGCTGTGACAATATCTTGCGCTGTTGCCGTGTTAGTTACATCAGGAGAGATGAATGCAATTGCATCTTTTCTGCTTTCAGCGATGTTATCGATGACGTAGTTTTGAATTGTTTGATTTGGATAGCCAGTTAGTAGTAGAGATACATCAATATTCTCTGATGCTTTGAACTGATCCCAGCCGACAGCAATTTTACCTGCCGCAATATCTACTTCGCCGTCACCATCATCACCGTTAGCAAGAACTTCAACTGCATAACCAGTCGCTGTAGAAGCGGCTGCTTTCGCTCTGACCCAGTTAGACGATTCTAGAACGTTATTGATAAAGCTTGAACTTCCGTCATACTTCTTGTCCGTTGATGTATCAGACATATCTTCAAACTTTTCTTGCACTACTCCATTTTTGATAACTAGAGCGTGATAAGCTTTGCTGCCAGTTCCAACTGCAGGAGCCGCATCAAATTGGTCTGCGTATGCCCATTGACTTTGGAATGTAGTATTGTATGCCGCTACACCAATAAACTTCTTATCAAAAGTAATTGTGGATGTAGTTGTGGTAACTGCGGTATTGCCAGATCCTGTAGTTTCTGTTGCATCTACAATACTGACAATCTTTAGAACTTGATCATTACCGCCAGTTCCATTTAGAACAACTGCGTCGGCAGTAGTAAGGCCGTGAGTAGATGTATTACCAGAACTAGCAATAGTACCTGTAGTTGAAGAAGCACTGATAGTTAGTGTTGAAGCGTTGTTGGTAGGGGCGAAACTACTTTCGTCACACCAAGCAACAGTAACATCATTGCCCATTGCGCCATGATATGCCGCTTCATAATTTGTATTAGTTGCTTTTGCGGCATCATCAGATACAGCACGAACTACGTATAGTGCGTCACTGTATGATAGAAAGTTTGCCGCAGTAAAAAACGTCTCAGCGTTTGACCATGTTGTGTTGGCAAATGGTTCACCAAAACGATTTACTAGGTCAATTTCAGAGCCGATTAGAATTGGTTCGTTGGTCGGTCCCCAACGAAAAACGCCAGCGATAGCACCTTCAGTTGTTGCCACTGCTGGGACAACTGTAGTTAGGTCGATTTCGCTAACGTTAACTCCTGGACTTAATTGAAAAGCCATCTCATTTCTCCTTGTCTATTATGATTTATAGATTTCAAATCTTTGTCGTTATATTTATAAAAAACTCATCTCTAGTAGTTAAACCAGTTTCTGAAATCCCGCTCACCCATTAACTCGGAGTCTTCATCCATCATGTTATTGAAGCCTACTGGCAGTAGATTCTCTAACATTTCGTCTTCATTTCTCTGTTTAAGTTTGTTCATTGTATTGATATCAGTAATCTCTCTGAAAAATGTTTGGTCTGACAATCAACCGAATAGAACTAGACACATAACTAGATCATCATGGTTTCCCGACTCTGCCTCGTATGAGTTTCCTCTGCGTGAAAACGTAGATAACTCCCGAATTGTGTCGTAGTCATTGATGATAAGTTGT